CACCTGCCAACTGGTTTAAAGCAATACCACAAGCGTCCCATTCACCTGCCTTATGAAACACAAAACCTGCTTTAGCAAACTGTCCTGTGTTTCCCCAAGCACGTCTAAAACTCATAACTCGTCACCCCAGTCAGTGCCGTCATAATTAACTTCGCAATCACGTCCGTAATCTGTTTCGTCAAATATTTCACGGCAATAAAACTTGTAAACAATGTATGTGTTATTTATTTGTGTTCGTGGTTGTACACGAACAATCTCAAAGTCCATATTGTTAAATACAAACTTTCCTTTTCTCATTTCTGCTATATCCTTAGCTGTAACAGCAATATTATTGTCCCAAAAACTTTGAGTAGGAACAGTTATCTTAGCTGTGAGGTAGGTACGATTTACCGCCTTTTCACCATCTTTAGCTTCCAACTGAACCCTTGCCGTTAAGTAAACAGGCTCTTTGTAGATTTTCTGTGTTGTTTCGCCGTAAGGGTTTATATCAGTCTTTTCTCTGTCCAAAAAGTAAAAGGGTACTTCTTGAGAGAAAATCTCTTGATAAACTTCAAGCACACCGTCCAAAAAGGCTCTTTCATTCAAGTCAGTTATTTCAGGTATTTTACCCATAACTTCTCACCCCCTTATAATGATACTTCTTCTACATCATCAGGTGTATCTGTATCATCAGGTATGATTGCAGTCAACTCTGAATAAGCAGAACGTCCTGTCCAATCAAGTAAGCGTACAAGTATATAGTAAGTTGCACCTTTTTCACAATTCACTATTCTACAACGCTTCTTATGAGGGTCAGTAATGGTTGATACCTTTTTAGCTAAAGGTGATATTTCACCAGTTAAAGCATAACTGTCAGCTATTGGAGATGTTGATACATAAATCTCATAGCATAAGTGCCTATCATATGTTGCTTTCCAAGATATTTCTATTGAGCTATCTTCCACCGAGTCAATTTTAGCTTTTAATGTAGGCATTTTTGCCTTTTCATAGTTATAAGGTGTATAGTATCTATTAGATAAATAGGTACTTGCGGAGCAGAGAGTATTACTCCCTGCACCACCTTCATCTAAATATTTGTCCCAATCTCCGTCCATAGCATTTACTAAGGTCATATAATGGTTAAACCATTGAGATTTTTTCAAATAGTTATTGTCATCTGCACCTATATCTACGTAGTTAGCGTGACGTATAGCTAAAGCTAAGTACAATTCACGCCTTGCCAAAATTGACAGAGGGTACATATATTCTTCGGGAAAGTCACTTAAATCTTCATCTGCAAAGGCTCTTGTCCTTGCAAGGTTAAGGTATAGTGTTAAATCTTCATCAGACATTTTTAGATACAATTCGTCACGTTCAGTGCTATCTTCTAACTGAACATTAACACTCAAACGCAAATATCTTATCAAATCTGCTGTTGTCATAACATATCACCCCTACCTTAATTAGAATGGTCTAAGCATATCTCCTCTTTGAAGTATATCCTTAACATTTTGTGGCACTTCAACAATTACACCTTTCTTTAGATGATAATACGTGCCACCGATACAACAGTCATAATCAGTAGCTGGACACACCTTTACAGGTTTAGTGCCTGCTACAATGCCTGTATTTTCTTCCTTAGCCTTTTGTTCCACCTTTGTAGGAACATTAAACTCTGCATTACCTTTTGTTTCTTCTGCTTTTGTAGTTTCAGCTACTTCTGCATTTTCAACAACTTCTGTATTTTCAGCGTCTGCCTTAGGCTTTTTAACGATTTTACCTGCCATTTTTATTTCCTCCTAAACAACAATTATAACACGATTAAATCCGAAATTTTAGGCTGTTTCAATAACTACGCCATACTTATCGTGGAGCAAACCTGTACCAAAGATTGAGTACCAGCCAAGACTTCTCTTTCTTCCGAAGTCCTCAACACCGTTATCTCTTAGTTCAACAGATAGTGCTGTTGCAATACCATAGTAAGCGTCACCAAATAGTAGAGCTTGATATACAGGAACAGCGTTCTGTGAACCTTCTTCACCTGCACCTTTAACAAGGTCAGCATTGTATGACTCCTCTGTTTCTGCTGCTGCACCATTGCACAT